CTCTCGCCTAAATTCTCGCCATGATCGGCCTTATCATCGACGGCCACGACCGCGCCGCCTATCTCGACGAATCGGGGCGCGCCCAGACGCGCTTCTCGGGCGCCGCCAGCCAGCGCGGCTCGGCGAGCGTGGGCCTGCGCGTGCCAGCCGGCGATAGCTATCTGCCGGTGGTCGGCAACGCCATCAGCCTGTACGACCAAACCGGGCATCGCGTATTCGGCGGCCTGATCACCGCCATCACCAAGACCAACGAGGGCAATTCCGAAGATGCGCTCTATGCCTGCACCTGCGCGAGTTTCGAGCGCTTTCTGGATAAGCACCGCATTTCGCCCTGCGCGTTTTTCAATCAGACCGCGGGCGATATCTTCATGGCGGTGTTTCAATCGCTGCCGCCCGAAACCATCACGCTCGGCACGGTGCAGGCCGGCCCCACTATCGAATCCAAGGTCTACCGGCGCGAGTTGATCGTTGATATTTTTGACGACTTGGCCAACATCGCGGGCTTCGTGTGGGGCGTCGACCCCGATACCGAGAAATTGTATTTTCATGCCGCGACGGCGACTGCCGCGCCATTTTCGCTCGCCGGCAAGGACGTGCTCTGGAATACCATCCAGTGGGACACCACTCAGCAGGATTTTCGCGACCGGCAATTCATCGCCATTAATATGCAGGCGGTCAGCCCGGATACCGATTACTGCGTGGGCGACGGCACCAAAACCTCCTGGCCGCTGCGCTTTCCCGTCGATAGTATTACTCAGGTCACGGCGCTAGGCGGGCCGGCGACGACCGTGGGCACGCTCGCAGCGGAATATACCAATCTCGTGGCGGATGGCGGGCTGGTGCTGGGCGATTGGGGGAAATCGGCGACGATATATTATTTTCGCAGTGCCTTCACGGGCGCGCCGGCCGACACCATCGAGGTCTTAATCGGCAGCGATCTTCAAAATACCTTAAATAATCTTGCCGAAGCCATCAACAATGGCCCCAACAAGGGCACCGACTGGCAGATCAACGGCTCGGCTGTCTCGCCGCATCCCAATATCAGCGCGGAAGCCAGCGGCAATCAGATTACTCTGAGCGCGAAGATTCCCGGCTCGACTGGCAACACGCTGTTTGCTAATCCCAATTGGGGCCTGGATTGCGGATTGCGCTTCACCGGGCTATCGGCCGGCGGTCCCAATGAGGTGTATTTTCAGAATGGCTCGGATGGGCCGGCGCGCGCATCGGTCCAGGGTGCCTTCAGCATCAAGCCGCTGGCCGGCTCGACCATCACCGTCGGCGACACGGTGTATAGCTTCGTCACCGCACTGGATAATACCACCGCCAATCAAGTTCTCATTGGTGCCGACGCGGATTCAGCGGCCATCAATTTCGCCGCCGCGCTGACTGGCTCGCCCTCCAATGGCGCCGGCACCCAGTTCTCGCTGCCGACGATCGCGCATCCCACCTGCGTGGGTTCTTATGACGGCGCCGGGACCGGCTCGCTGACGGTTTACGCCAAGCAGCCCGGCGCGGCAGGAAATGAGATTAGCGTTTCGGCTTTTTCGGCCTATTTTGGCTGGATGAACGATCATCTGGGCGGCGGCCTGGATGGTCCCTCGAATGTCGAGGAATCGGGCGCGGTGGGCAGTGGATCTTCTCATCCGCAGTGGTATTGGACCGAAGGCATCGCAGGCATCAGCCGCTTAGATCCGCTGCCGGCCGGGGTGGTCGCGCAAGTGACCTATTACCGGCTGGGCGCAGACATTATCGGTGTCGAGAATTCGGCCCTGGTCGCGCAGCGCGCGACGGTCGAGGGCGGCTCGGGCGTCTATCAGGCTTTGCAGGAAGTGGCCTCGTCGACCGATCCGATCGCATCCAATCCGGCGGCGGCCATTGCATCGGCGAATGCCATGCTCAGTTCCTACGGATTGCTCGCCGAGACGCTCGGTTTTCAAAGTGACACGCCTGGCCTGGCGCCTTCACAGCAGCTCACGGTCGCCCTGCCGGCACCCTTCGATGCGGCGCTCAATGGCGCCTGGCTAATCGACCAGGTGGATGGGCAGTATATTCCGGGTTTGCCCGGCTTCCGCTATTCCATACAATGCATCGCCGCACGCAGTTCGCCGCCGCAACCGATCCCGCGGCGGGCGGGCATGCTGAAATTCTGGGAAAAGCTCGCTACGTTTAACGGGCGGCGCGGCTATAATGGCGCCGGCGGCGGGAGAGGTGCTGCCGGCGCTGCCCCTCCTCCAGTTATTCCCCCTGTCACTATTCCTGTTGCGCCACCGGTTACGATTCTCTCGACGACTGTCACGCCGCGCTCGGATTCAACCTTTGAAATAAATATCGAATATCAAAAAGATGCCGGCGCAGATTCTAAGAACTATACCGGCGTCGCGGTCTATCTGGAAGATCCCGACATCAGCGCCCGTCCCAGCATGCCGCTGGACGGTACTGCCCCATTAGATGGCTCGCGCGGCGCAGCGGGTAAATGGAATCCCAAGTTTGAAAATGATTCATTCGTCTCGCCCGCTACCATCCTCATTCCTGGAACTCCGCGCGAGCGTTATGTGCGCATTTATCTGGCTGCTTATGGCCCCAACACGAACCCGGTTCTGGTTCGCGCCAATCTGCCGAATCCCACGCCCAATGTGCAGCTGCAGATTCCGGTCTGGTCCGACAAGTATGTGCGCGGGCAGGAATATGCCTGGCTGGTGACCAATGTAAGCGTTCAGCAGGAAGACGATTTCGACCGCCCCGATCCGCATTACCGGCTGCAATTTTCCTACACCCCGCCCGACATGAGCGTGCCGCTCCCGCCCGGCATGAATCCTTTCGGCGGCGTGGAAATTCTGTACGCCTATCCCGATGCAAAAGATACCAACCCGCTCTACGCGATCACTGACTCGGGCATTTTTGTACCGGAAACTTCTCACGATGGTTATCTTTCTCCGGTTTACGATCCCGGCAGCGGTGGTAAATTCCGCGCTTATTTTTGCTCGGGAGACAACGCGCAGCCGTCCCGCGTCAACAGCCTGATTCCGGGCGTGACGCCGTATGTGGATATCGTCATCGTTTATCCGCCTACGGACAGCACCACTGGAAAACCCATTCCGACCACGCCTGATATAAGCGGTCTGACCATTGTTTCCGGCACCGGCATCGTGAACCCGCATATGGACTGGCAACCGGATGGCTCGATGCTGGCGGGCCTCGATCTCATCTGGACCAATCCGACCGCGCCCAACTATGCCGGGTTGGAATTTTACGTCACCTCGATTAGCCCGCCCGATGCAAACTACAAACTGCCGATGCAGCTCGCGAGCGTAGGCAACAGCGCCACTTCCGTTACGCTGCGCGTGCTCAATTGGCCCAAAATAGCCGAGGATTGGACCATTACCGCGATCTCTCAGGATTCTTATGGGAAGGAAAACAACGATCCCGAGAATCCACGCGCCGGCTCGCCGCAAGTCGTCTGGCATATCGGCCCGCCGGGAGCGGGCGGCACGGGCCAGGAAAGCGCACCGCTGGTCACGCCGCTCCAAATCCCGACACCCACGGTAGATCAGCAGGTCAGCAATGACGGCGTGCAGATGATGCGCTTCAAGCTATCGGGCTGGACTATTCCGAATGACAACAAGTTCGGCGGCCTCAAGATCGCCATGGTCGATAACGATGGGACCGTCTACTGGGATGCGGGCAAGGCCACCTCGTTTACCACGCCCTGGCTCACCGCCGTCACCGCCCAGCGGATTTACTTTTATCTCGTCAGTTACAATCCGCAGAATCAGCTCAACACGATTGTGCCGCAACCCGGAGGGCAGACCCCGTATACGTTTGTGGGTTTCACGCCTTCGCCGGGACAGATCAAGGCCTATCAGATCCCCAAGGACTGGTGGAATACCGCGGAATTCGCCTGGCCGAACTGGCCCGTCAACGGCGGCTTTCAAGCCAACGTCATCCAGGCCGGCAAGATCGCCGTCGGCTCCATTCTGCGCGTCGGCGGTGCTCCCTCTACCAGTCCGTTTGCGCCCAGCTTCCAAGGCCAGAACGGGCAGATTGCGGTCTATTCCAGCGGCCAGGATCCCGGCGATTCGGGCGGATCACCGACTCTCCGGGCCTGGATGGGGCAACAGACGACCAGCTTGCCCGACGGCACCTCCGGGCAGGTTTATGGCGCATGGTTTTCCGCTCTGTATGTGGGAGGCTCGGGACCGCCCACTGCTCCTCTGTATGTCAATAACGGCGGCGTAGTCATTGTGGGCGGGTGGGATGTTCAAGGCACGGCTTATCCCTACATCAGTATCCGCAACGAGCGCAATGTCGAGATGGGGCGCATCGGCGCGAAGTTGAGCGCGGGGCCGGATTCTAGCGGAGCGGTAGGCGCGAGCGCACCTACCCTTGCGGGCGCATGGTTCAATCAGTTCGCGATTGGAGGAATCAATCTCGCCAACTGGCGGTTGCTCGCGGCGGGCGACGATACGCTCAAGATCCGCAACATCAATACCTTTTCCATCGATTACAAAGCCAATGTCGCGCCGGTTCCTCCCTACAATGCCGCTTACCAACTTTTGCTCGGTACCGACCAGGCTTATGTGACCTTTTCCCAGATCGGCGCCCAGACCAAATTTCCCGGCATGACGCTCATGCGGACGGGCACACAGCATGGCATCAGCATCATCAATCGCGGCGTCCTTTTAACCTCGCAGGACAGCGGAGTTTCGCAGAATATGCGGGCGGCGCTGGTGACCTTCAACGGCGATTCGGCGGGCGGCGATAACGGTCCCTTCTGGGGCGAGCTGGTAATGTTTTCCCCTAAGAACGGAGCGCAAACCGTACTGCTGAATTCGGGAGACAAGGTTGGCGGCAATCTGGTCGGTGCGCCGACTTTCGCCTTGGCGGATGAAAACGGAAATACGTTTTTCCAGGTGCAGGCAAATGGCAACGTGGTGCTCGGGAAAGGGCTGTATAGTAATGCGGCTCAGGTGATGGACACGGGCGGCAATTGGGTGGGAGGCGTTAAAGCGACCACGCTTTCGGCCAATGATTACTATGCCGGATCGAATCACGTCATCAATTCCATCGGTGAGTTTATCGGGTTCAATGTCAACGTAACGGGCAAGGTCACCAGCGCGGGCGCGGTTAAGGGTAGTTATTTTGCTGCCAGCGGATACGGCGGCGCGTTAGCGGAAGCGGATCATTCGCAGGTGATTTCCAATGACGGACGGTGGACGGGCCAGCCCATGACCGGAGGACAGACTCCCTGGAACTCCGATGTCAGCGCCAATTATCACAATCTCAGCGACATCGTTAACATCACCTCCAAGGACAGCACCTACTATTTGCATAATCAGCCCCTATACGGAGGCGATCACATTCTGGGCATTGCTGGACCTGGAATCTTGATCATGCCCAGCGGCGGTGGTTATCCACGGGCGGATTTCCAGAACAATTCGATCACGATGTTGGACTCGGGCGCAAATCAGATGTTTCATGTGGACCTGTATGGAAATCTGAACTGCAACTCAATTCAGTTGAATCTTGCAAATGGGCAGGATTTTATTTATTCGCACCAGTTTGGCGTTCCTGGATACTGGGGCGCTGGAGGGCCGCAGCATGCGACCAAACCGGCTTCATTTACTTTTCAGACCGGCGA